TTATTTTTCATGTTGCATTTCGTGTTGCATCCATTCGGAAAACTCCACTTTTGAATCTGGTGAATCTTCTTTTTCATATAGCGTGAGCCATGCTTCGTACTTTCTTTTTATGGCGGATTCCTCCTCCCCAAACAGAGCATCATAGAAGTAATTATCAATTTTTTTATCTACATCCCGTCGGACAGAATCGAATGTTTGCATGTACCTGCTTTTCATGGTCTTATCTGTTTTCCAACCGCCACGATCTTGAGCATACTTGTCGGGGACATTCAGCAATGCCATTACAGAGGCGCTAACGTGCCTCAGATCGTGAAAAGACATGTGGGGTATACCATTCTTAGCAAGGAGCCTTGAAAACTTGTTAGAGACCGCTTTACCGCTTTGTGGGACTAATCTGTCACCATCTACCTTTTGGATTAAATCATAAATATAATCTGGAATTTCTAACATGCGGTTTCTTTTTGGATTTTTTGCAACACTCTTATCAATGTCCTGACCGTTGACACGAATAGTCACTTGGTCGATGTATAAATAATGACCCTTAATGGATTTTGATTTCGTAAGACCCTTGATTTCGGACATGGAAAAACTTAACCACATGGCCAGAAGCACAGGTAATTCTATGTTGGTTCCTTTTACGACTTTGAATATTACGTCGGGCGTGGATAATTCATGTACGGTAGGATTGTCCTGTGGCAATTTCACGGAATATGCAAAAGGGTAATATTCATTTATGATGGTTGCTATGAGTCCCCATTCATTTTTAACTGTTTTAGCAGATATAGGCTCTCCCTTGCTCCGAGTAGATTGAGATGGACGTTTACATTCTTCATTGATTGCTTCTTGCAGTATTTCCTTGCTCAAAGAAGATAATTTGGACGAAATTATATTTTGAAATCCATATTTTTGTATTGTTCTATATCCTGCCACAGTTGATTCTGATAACTGTGGATAAGTACTGATGTATTTATCTATTGCTTCTGAAATGGTCAAAGAACTGTTGTTGCTCCGGAGCTGTGCTTTAAGAGCTGCATATTCAGCAGCATCTCGCTCACACATTCTTTTCCCAGCGGGAGATGGGTCATCATTTGTGATAGATTTATATTTTCTTTTTCCATTTGCATCCGTATAGTCATATACGAGGCAACGCCAGGATCCGGAAGGTAATTTTTTTGCAGTTGCCATAGTATCCTCCTTTTTGGGTATAAAAATACCCGGTGACTTGATTTTTACGTCCCGGGATGATACTATTATTTGGGTGGTTAATAGTATCTCGTTTGGGACTATTACCTTTGACAGCTCCGGTGCTCCAACACCGGAGTTGTTTTTATTTTATCTTATTGTCTATATATAAATGAGCGGCTTTCAAAAAACAGAGTATTTCACAAAATGCACAACATAGATTTAATATTTTTGCCGAAACATCTAAATCGTATTGCTTTCCAGAGAAAAAACAATCATAAAGAATATATATTCCAACAGCCAATCCAATTAACCCTATAAATGGATATTGAACAAGCATTTCATCTTTTGATTTTATTGCATCTAAATACTTTTCTTTTTTAGTTAATATTAGCATAGTATAATTATAAATATAGCATGCTGACGCTAAACCAGGTATAATTGAGAAAGCAAATATCAAATAAACATATACACCCATTCTCACATTCCTCCGTATTCTAATTTTACAAATAAAATTCTATTGCTATAAAGATAAATGATAAAGAAGTTGCCAAAACGATTACAAATAAAACGAGCAATATTCCGTATTTAAATAAATTGTATGATGAGATTTTTGTACTTTTTCCATCTATAAATCCAGCAATAACGATCATTGCAACACCGAAGGAAAACAGTAGTAAAAAAAATTTTTCACAGAAGTTAATAAAAACATCTATTATTCTATCTGAACTTGACTGCTGAGTAGAAGCTCTTGAATTATTAATATTCTTTTCAGCATGAATTTGTGGCGGAGATGTATTAATAATTATATTATCTGAATTAAGAGGCGGAGACGGTGTTGTAAATTGACTGTGATTACTGTTAGATGAATTATGGTTAGTTTGATCATCATAGTCATAAGGACATACACCGTCTATATGCTGATGAGCAGGATATCCATGATGATAATGATATTCTCCGGTGCTGTGATCATAGTGCCCGCCGTTTGCATCAGTTCTACCTGGATGAGCATAAGCGGTTAATGAAATCAAAGCAATAAGAACAAATCCAACAAATAATCCACATTTAATTTTCATACGTATCCCCTCTATTATCTGTCCCACATATTACCAGCACATAACAGTCGAATCATCTGTTAATATAATTTGTGCACCCTCCCCCGGCAGGGAGCGAGGGGGCATATTATATGAGTAAGATATACATATCTATACCGGATCCGAATGTCTATGCCATTTGCTTTTGTTACACGTTGTATGTTAATACCAATTACCACGGGACCAACCGACTGATACTGTTAATCTTCTAATCATTAGCCTTGCCGGGATGGGTGTTAACCTATATTGTCCTTTTTGTTTCTGGCTGCATCAATGTCACGTACATACTGGATGGCATCTTTGTGTATCTCGTGAGCATCAGGCTGTTGAGATTGCTCCTTAACATAACCGAGTCTTACAAGCTCTTCCATACGATCTATTATTTTTTCCCGACCAACATCATTCAGCATATTATAGTAATATAAAATAGATGTTAGTCTCTTATCATTTTCGATGTAAGTGGAGTTTTCTTTTTCCATATTAACATCAAATCCCATTAACCATAATGGATCAACGCCTAGTACGGCTGCCATTTTTCCAGCACTTAAATTAGATGGAGTGTTAGAACCATTAATATAATGGCTTATAGATGATTTACTTACTCCGGACATATTGCAAAGTTCTTGTGGTTTCATTCCTCTGAGATTTAAAATTTTATTTAACCTATGTGCAGTTTTTTTGTACTTCATGATAGTATCTCCTTTCAAAAGTATAATAGCATAGCGATAATAAATAATCAAACAAAAAGTTTAACAATATAAAACTTTGCGGTTGACATAAAAGTTTAAAGGTGTTATACTTCTACCATAAGAAAGGAGGTAATAAGTTGCAATACAACTATAAAAAACTGAGAGGTAGAATCGTCGAAAAGTACGGAAGCCAAAAGAAATTTGCTGATATATTAGGTGTTTCTGAAAACTCTGTGTCAAAAAAGATGCAAGGAAAAACAGGATTTTCACAAGAAGATATTGTTAAATGGTCTCAACTTCTCAATATAAAGAAGGACGAGTATACATTATATTTTTTTGCCTAAAAAGTTTAATACGGTTATACTTTATCAACATAGACAATCCATACCTCATAGGATTAAACAAAACGGGAAGGAGAAAACGGATGCCAAAGGTATCATACATGAGATCAGAAGAAAACCGTAAGCGGTTGTCGGCGAGATCATCTGCCGGGATACAGCGGTATATGGCTCTGCGGAGCATGACAGATGATCGGTTGGCGGACAAGCAGAATGTCACGGTGAAAACGATTCAGAATCACCTGAAATATCCCGGCAACATGAAGCTGAGAGATATTTGGGAGCTGGCAGCTATACTGGATGCTCCGGTAGGAGAACTGGCAGGCGGTGAACTTCCGGAAGAAATCATCGGAAAGCTTCTGAGAGAGAAGTTGTCGTAACTGTAAATAAGCCGTGCCCTGTACGTGGTGTAAACCACCACCCCTTTTCTTACACTTCTGACATGAGTGGTGTCCAGTCACACACTGGGCATCACGTAGAGGGTACGGACAAGCATTGGAAGTTAGAAATGATTGAACTGAATTTATCACAGGAAGAATGGATAAAGTTCATAGCACTGGCAAAAAAGGAAATGACAGAGAGAGGTTTGTCTGTCAATGACCTGGCTGACGGAATCGGGAGACCGAGAGGAAGCGTAAGAAACTTTTTTGCGAAAACCAGCAATCACAGCAGATTCTTGGCCGCAGAGATCGCGGAGTATCTGGGAATGAAGAGAGGAAGGAGATGAGAACATGAAAACACCTATTATTCCTATTGAAAGGGCAAGCGAAGAACTGGTAAAAGCACTGATTGCGAGTGGAATACTTGTAATAACCGAAAACGGCATCAAAACCACAGAAAAATAGGATCCCGCACCGACCAAAGCAAGGGATCCTAAAAACAACACTGATAATGCTATTTGTGTATATTTTACAACACGGAAAGGAAAAATGCAATGAAAAAAACAATACTGATTTATGAAAGCGATAAGGAGAACAAAATTGGCACACTTAAGGCTGAAGGAAATTTATTAGAGCTTATAGCCGGAGCAGGAGCAATATTAATGAACGTATCTAAGATGGCAGCTAAAGCATTGGATGAGGAACCGGAAGATATGGCAATTAGAATTGTCGGTGCCACAATTGATATGCTCACGGATGAGAAGAAGGGAGAAGCCAATGAGTAAATTAACGAATGACGACAAGAACAAGGTTAGAAATTTCATGATGGCATCATTGCCGGATTTAGAAAAAATCTGTAAGCATATCATTCAGTGCGGACTGGCTACAGATAAGATAGTCAGCATTGCAATGACAGGGGATGGATATATCAGCATTGATTTCCACGAGATGAATGGAGCCAGCGTATATAGAAAAGATATCTGTGATCACGTGAAGCTGAAATTTGAGGAAATAGAATCCTTAGAAATTCAGAGATAAAGGAGACGGGATGAAAGAAAAGATTGAACAATTGTTAATGAGTACGGATCGGCATGGAATATGTGATCTGATTGCACACATGGAAATGGAAGGCTTTTTCGAGGCTCCCTGCAGTGGAGCAAAACATCTGAGTAAGGAAGGTGGACTGGCAGAACACAGTCTGAATGTGTATGAAATCATGAAACGCCTGAACAAGACGTTGGATACCAGGTATACGGATGACACCATTATCTTATGTGCTATCCTGCATGATCTCGGAAAGATGGGAGACCACGGAAAGCCTAACTACGTGCCGTACATCCTTAAGAGCGGTAAGCAGTCGGATGTGACTCCGTATAAAACAAATCCCGATCTGCCGTATGTGGATCATGAGATCCGGTCTGTGACCATTGCAAGAATGTATATTTCTCTGACGGAAGAGGAAGAGCAGGCTATCCTGTGGCACAACGGACTGTATGGCATTTTTAAATATGAGATCTCCGGCAAGGAGACACCGCTGTATCTGCTGTTACATATGGCGGATATGTGGGCGAGCAGAGTGGTAGAAAAGGAGGACAACACGGATGAAACAGTTTAGAGCACTGACGGCTGATGATATTGAATGCCGTGTGTCAACGGTATCGGATAAGGGATGCAGTTTATTACTCTATAAAGATGCCAGGTGCGACATGAAGATTCTGGACGAGACCGTGGGACCGGAGAACTGGAAGAGATCACATGAACTGATCAACGGTAATTTGTTCTGCAATGTGTCCCTCTGGGATGAAGGTAAGAAAGAATGGGTGACCAAGCAGGATGTCGGTACGGAATCTTACACCGAGAAAGAGAAGGGACAGGCTTCGGACGCATTTAAGCGTGCCTGTTTTAACTGGGGGATTGGCAGAGAGCTTTATACTGCACCATTTATTTGGATCAAGTCAGAAAACGTTACACTGACTCAAAAAAACAACAAATTCACCACATACGATAAATTCAGAGTTACTCAGATAATTGTTATTAATGGTGAGATTAAAGCCCTTGCAATAAAAAATGATTCCCTTGGGAAAATGGTTTTTTCCTATGATGTAAGATCTGCAGAGGAGAAAGGAAAGAAGTAATGGAATTTACCGGGAAAGTGGCTGGAATCACAATGGATTTCATGTCGGGCAAATATAACATATCGTTTCAAGTGGACTCAGCCGATGCCGTGACCAGCCAGTTTGACGGTATCAAGGATGCGGAGAAGCTGACCATTACTGCTGTTAAATTCCGTCAGAAGAGATCACTGGATGCGAATGCCTATTACTGGCAGTTAATCACAAGGTTGGCAGAAGCAATGCATATCTCCAAGGGACGGATGCACAACATGATTCTGAGGAAGTACGGACAGAGGGAATACATCGAGGGAAAGCTTGTCACTCTAACACTCCCGGACACGGACAAGGCAGAGAACACAGCATTAGAAGCGGAGACCTATCATATCGGTCCGACATCACAAGTGCGTGAAGGCAAGGACGGAACCATGTACCGCACATATGTCATGTACCGTGGCTCTCACGATTACGATACCAGGGAGATGAGCGAACTTATCAATGGACTGGTATCCGAATGTAAGGAAGTTGGAATTGAAACCCTTACACCCGCGGAACTGGACGAGATGATGAAAGCGTGGAAACCATGAAGAAGTGTTGGAGTGTTCTGACGGATGATATGGGATCCTGCTATATCACCCACTTGGGAGTAGTCCATATCCACCATGTGTTTAACGGCAGCCGAAAGAAAGCCAGTGAAGAAAGAGGATTTCTTGTACCGCTGCATCCAACCTTACATACATACGGACCGGACAGTGTGCACATGAAACCGAATCAGGGACTTGACCTGCGACTGAAGCAGGAATGTCAGCGGTATTATGAGGAGCATTACGGCACCCGTGAAGAGTTTATAAAAGAGTTTGGAAGGTCTTACCTATAAGGTTGCAACACCTGCCTATACGGGGCGAAAGAAACCGTTCATGTAGTGGTGTCTCACAAACAAGCCATTATTATTGTCAGGGCGGACGGGGATCCGCCCGGAAGGTGGTCTATATACTGATTGAGAATTACATACCTTTTGGTTATGCCAACAGAATATCAAGACAAAAACTTGTATCAGATACAAACATGAGTGATCGGAAAATCCGTCAGGAATTGGAAGATGCACTACTGCTCAGAGGGACATTGGTTATCAATATTGACAATGGATATTTCCAACCGGATGGCAGCATGGAAGACCGGCAGAGAGCAAAGGAATATCTATTCCGGGAGCAGGCAAGGACGAGCAGTTGCAATAAGCGTTGTAAGGCTATACGGAAGTGCCTGACACCAAAGGCAGAGGATACAGGGCAGATGTCACTCAAAGAATTTGGAATAGGGTAGGTGGGCTGAATGGATTACATAAAGCTGAGCCGAAAGATACTGGATTGGGAATGGTATGGGAATATAAATACCTGCCGTGTATTTATTCATATGCTTTTAAAGGCCTACTGGAAAGACAAGAAGATTGAGGGAACTGTGATCCCCAGGGGTTCATTTCCTTCATCGTATGGGCGATTAGCGGAGGAGACACAACTCACGGTTGACGAAGTAAGAACCGCAGTAAAGCATCTAATTTCTACCAAGGAGATTACCAAGCATGTAACCTCGAAATACACTGTATTTACGGTAAATAATTACGATGCTTACCAAATCATCCCAAGCAGTTTCCCAACCGATTCCCAAACGATTCCCGAACGATTCCCAACAAAAGAAGAATATAAAGAAGGGTATAATAAAAAAGAAGAACCTAAAGGTTCTAAGAAAAAATTTATCCCCCCGACCGTTGATGATGTTCGTGCCTATTGCCAAGAGCGGAACAATAAAGTTGATCCGCAGAAGTTTGTTGATTTCTATTCGTGCAAAGGTTGGATGGTTGGAAAAAACCACATGAAGGACTGGAAAGCAGCAGTGAGGACCTGGGAGAAATCCAGTAGGCAAAGCAGAGAGGCACCAGCGCAGAAGAAGTACGATGCCAACAAAGGTATGATGACATCGAACTACGGAGATATGTCTGAGTTTGAAAAATCTATGTTGGCAAATTGAAGGGAGAACGATGAGCAATCAAAATTATCGAAAGGCAATGGCCATTGAAGCCAAAAACAAGAAGAGGATACTGGAGATCAATCCTCACGTTGATGATGGCAGCGGTATATATTTCCTGACACGGATGGACGAGGATGGAATCCGGTATGCGTACATAGGACAGGCTAAACACCTGTTGACGAGACTGGCACAGCACCTCTCCGGGTACCAACATATAGATTTATCAATAAAAAGTCATGGTTTACTTTCTGTTGATGAAAATATTTATGGATGGAACATAGGATTTTTTCATTATGAAGTAGATGACTTGGATTATTGGGAAAAATATTGGATTAAAAAGTATGCACAGTATGGTTACCAGCTCAGGAACAAAACAGCCGGCGGTCAGGGAGAGGGTAAGAAGCAGATTGATGACTACCGCCCCTCTAAAGGTTATAGGGACGGCATAGAACAGGGCAAAAGGATGTTGGCGAGGGAATTACTGTCTATCGCAGATAAGCACCTTAAAATCGATCTGAGAGAAGATAAGAGGGGAAATAAGGTTTCTCAGAAGCAATATGAGAAATTCATGGCACTGATCCATGCGGAGGGCAATGATGAAAGCGTACATGATAGTGACGAATGATGAATTGGAACTGCCGGTGAAGATGGATATCTTTGGTGCAAAAGCCGCGGCTGATTATCTGGGGATCCCTGAACAGACATTTCGGACATGCCTGCATAGGGATTCATGGTGCCGGAAAACGCATAGGTATAAGGCTGTGGTTGATGAAGATGCTACGATAAGGCTCCGGGCAGAGCGCAAGGAAGAAATGGATGCACATTGGAAATATAAGCGTGCATTTGACCCTGCATACCGTGAGAGAAGGCGCAAACACGACAGAGAAAGGTGGATAAAGAAACGTGAGCAGAGAATTTCACAGTGAGGATGAATTGCGGGAGATGGAAGAACATCCAGGAGAGATGTCAAGGCATATCGGACGGGCGAAGCCGTATGACTGCAGCTATCCTCAATTTGCAGAGAGACCGAGGATTGCGGAAAGGAGCAAGGATGGAGAGACTGACATTTGTGACGGAAGACGGTGAGGTATTATTTCATCCAGAGGATTTGCCGGATGATGAGGGTGTGACAATTACACAGCTTGCGGTAGCCAGACGGTTTCGCGCATTAGAGACTATTGCAGAAAGACTTGCCAACAGGGAACAAGCTGAGGAGCAAGGATTGCTACTGCGGTTGCCGTGCAAGGTGGGAGATAAATTATATCGTATAACTCCATATGCAAAAGAACCGATTATTACAACACACGTTTTACAAATAAATATCAAGCAGTTTTTCAATGAAAAAATAATTGTAAGAATTGATGTCATGGATAAAATGGGTGAAAGTTGTTATTTCTTAGATGATATAGGTAAAAAAGTATTCTTATCGAGAGCGGAAGCCGAAGCCAAGCTGGCAGAAATGGAAGGTGCGGAATGAAGAGAGAAGAAGCTATCAAGGATTTGGACATTATCAGGTTTAATCCTCATTGGGATGAGCTTGTAAATGAAGAATATTGGAAAGAACTTATGGAAATGGCAATCACCGCCTTGCAGAATCAGTCGGTTTGGATTCCGGTAAGCGAGAGACTGCCGGAAGAATCTCTTAATAGCGTAATTGGATGGGATACATATCGAAACCGTTGTTGCTTTGTACAATATTTGGGAGGACGGTTTGTCCTCAGTGATGATATTGATAGCGTAAATGTCACAGCATGGATGCCACTGCCGGAGCCGTACCGGGAAAGCGAGCCACATAAGCAGACCAACGCAGACCGTATCAGGAACATGACTGATGAGGAACTGGCAATGGCTATTATGTGTCCTGCGGAATTTACTGGAAGTGACAAGGTATGCGATTTTAGCCATGATTGTAAAGATTGTACGCTGGCATGGTTGCAGAAAGAAAGCGAGGAATGAGGATGCAGGATAGATATTTATTCAAGGCAAAACGAAAAGATGATGGCAAATGGGTATTTGGTGGATTGTCTTACTGTGAAAAAACTAATGCTTATTTTATTACAAACATGGGGAAAGACCATATATCATATATCGGTTTTCACCAAGAGGTTGATTCTAATACCATTTGCCAGAGCACCGGAATTAAGGTAAAGAACGATAATCTGATTTGGGAGAATGACATTCTAAAAAATCTCTTGACCGGTGAAACAGCACCCATCAGATATGGTAGTTATAAAAGTTGCTTTAATAGTGAGAAAACAGAACATGTCGGTTTTTATGTAAATTGGTCAGGCACATATAGTAAAAATTACAGGAAAGACTTGGGTTACTGGATTCATGCGTTTGGTGTAGAAATTATCGGTAATGTATTTGACAATCAGGAACTGTTGGAGGAGTAATATGGCGACATGCAAACGCAAAAATCGTAATTGTCGGTATGAGTATAATCAAAATTCTTACCAGTGCAAGAAATGTATTGAGGAAAAATTAAATCAATATCCGATTACTTGTGAAGATTGTCATTACGGTGGTTGGGGAATATGCAATAAAAGAGGTAAGAATCAGCGGAGAATGAGACCTTGTGAGGATTTTAAATGGAGTTAAGGAGAAGTGGATATGACGGAGAATGAAGCAATCAAAGAACTTGAGACATCTATTGATATAGCCAAAATGTGTACACAGAATTACGAGAGAAAAAACGAAATCCAAGGTTACGAGATGGCAATCAAAGCACTGGAAGAGGTACAGCAGTACCGCCAGATAGGCACGGTGGAGGAATGCCGGAAATCAGTAGAAATCTGCAAATCTATGATTGGGAGAAACATCACACCGGAGAACATGGAAGAATACATGAAATTCGAGGATTAATGTATAAGTGAAGGATTTACATTTAATAGCCTGTTGGAAGCAAGAGAGAAGTAGACAGTCAGAGGAATGAAACGGAGGTAGGTTGATATGCCAAGTTTTGAATTAAAACCGGAGCACATAAAGATTATGACAGACCTTAATTTTAGAATCTCTATTTTAATAGATTCTGAGGATAGGTATAGACCGGCAATAGATGTTAAAAGACCATTCGGGAACAGCGGCCCCACAACAAATGTGTGTGAAATCATGGGATGGCACTGCGATGAAGAAAGTGGAGAATACGCTGCTGAGGATATTGAAAAAGCCGAAATGCTCATTATCGAACTTCCAGTTGCTTTGCAGATCGTGATGCAAAACCACACATTTGAACCCGGAGAGTATGAAGTAGGGGAATATTCCTCGGCATACTTCAATTATGTTCACATTCGCAATTATCACGCATTAAAATCTCCTATCGCAGAAATAGAGGAAAAATATAAAGACTGCGATCAAATGGAAAGGTTACATGAAGTTTGTATGAATGTATCTGGCGATAACCCGTGGAAAGTGATTGACGATCTGAAATGGTTTGCCCAGACCGACTTTCTGGCAGATGCAATAGCGGTATTTGAAAAGCATAGAGACGAACAAATCCTTGATGAATGGCTGAAAACACATGACAGATATGATTATTGCAAGAATTGTGGTCAGAAATTAGATTGGGAGGATGAAGAATGAGTGAAGAACTTAAGCCGTGTCCGTTCTGCGGTGGAAAGGCATATACCAAAGTAGTTTCAAGAGACCATCTACAAACAGGTTACTCGATAGGTGCTGAAGTAGGGTGCGAAAAATGTGGTTTTCATATGCGAGGAGAAACTGTATTTGCAGTTGACGAATTTATGAATGTGAAAATTTTTAGCGGAGGTGTGCAACACATGATTGAGAAATGGAACAGGAGGGCGAACGATGAAAATACTAATTGATATTCCAAAGGCATTTGAAGTGGACTATAACACAGACCGATTTGCAGAGTTCTTCCAGCGTTGTCTTGCGGATATGAATACCTGCTGTGGTAACTATGAGCAGGAGACCGCAGAGATGATGGAAAAAGCATTTGAAAAGAGCAGACTTTACGACCCGGACAAGGTTGTGAAGCAGTTGGAAGAACGCACAGCATTCCTTAAAGACTGTACGAAGTATGGAAATAAGACAACAGAGCAGCAGTCAAAATCCTACGACACTATGATGATGTATGAGGTCAAGGATTTGGTAGATGATTTGTTGGAGATTGTAAAGGAAGGTGGAGCAGATGGCGATTAAGCCGATTTTATTCAATACAGAGATGGTGAGGGCGATTCTGGAAGGTAGAAAGAGTTGCACCAGAAGAATTGTGAAACCGCAACAGCTCATAGGGATGTTGCCGGATAAATGCAAAAATGTAGCACCTGAAGAATTTTTGAAAGAAAAGAAACTCATGTTCAAACCATACTGCGATATGACAGATATAGAACTGATAAATAGTGCATACATAGCTCCATATCAGCCGGGCGATATCTTGTATGTACGGGAAACATGGGAACATTTTGATTGTTGTTGTTGCGAGGGAGACGAACATGGAAATTGTTACCAAGAACCACAACAAAACGTCTTGAATAAAAGCTATGGCTGTTATATGTACCGGGCAACAGATGAAATATATGGAGATGCAAGGTGGCACCCATCCATCCACATGCCGAAAGAAGCAGCTCGTATTTGGCTTAAGGTTACGGATGTGAGAGTGGAGCGGTTGCAGAGCATTACCGAAGGGGGAGCGATCAGAGAAGGAGCAGAAGGAGAAGAGTGCCACCATACAAATGTAGGAGCATTCGGATGCACCGACTGTATGAATACTGGATGGATTGAACCGCCACAGGTCGAATTTATGCAGATATGGAACAACACCATCAAGAAATCCGACCTTGACCGCTACGGCTGGGATGCTAATCCGTGGGTGTGGGTTATCGAATTTGAACGGTGCGAGAAACCGGAAGGAGTGTGAAATATGCCTAAAGCAGCATTGGTAATGGATATGCCGGAAACCTGTGAGAATTGCGCTTGTAAATATCCCAGTTATAAAGACGATGCTCTTTACGACTGCGCTATTACAGGGAAAGAAATTCCGATAAATGGCGGACACTACGGAGAAAAGCCAGATTGTTGTCCGCTCCGTGAACTGCCGGAGAAAATGGATTGCTTTGCGGAAGCAATTAAGAACGATTGTTACGATGGAACGGAATACGAGCATGAGTATTTAGATGGAAAGAGTGATGGCTGGAATGCCTGCTTGGATGAAATCTTAAAGGAGTGTGATGCAGATGGAACCTATTGATTACACCGCCCTGTATGCCGATAATGCGGACTTTAAGCGGTACGTTGACAGATACTGCACAAAGCATCGTGTCAGCGTTGATGAAGCCTTGCAGCACTATCTTGTGCGCATGGCAGGACAGATGTACAAGGAGCAGATGGATAACAAGGTAGAATAGATTAGAAAGGAGTAAGAGGTTTGCTGGCCAGCGTGAAAGAGCTCTTTACTCCATAAACAAAATGGAATCAGTACAGGAAAGAATGGAGCGCATAGGAGCTTATGCAAAGATTGCTTCATTCATGCAGAAAGAGAAACAGTCCTATGAATTTAAAAGAAAATATGCACAGATCCGCGCGGAAGAGTTCCGCCGGGAGTGTGATAAGAGAGATCTTAATTGCCATGTATCGGTAGGTGGACTGGATAGCATCATGCTTTACATATTCCTGAAAAAGGTATGTAACATTGATGTTCCGGGAGTATCCGCATCATATCTGGAAGATAAAAGCATTCAGAGGGTACATCGGGCAATCGGAATTATCAATGTACCACCGTTGAAACGCGAGGACGGAACCTATTGGAGCAAACCGAAAGTGATACAGGAATTCGGATTCCCAGTAATATCCAAGGAAGTGGCAGCAAAGATAGAATTACTGCAGAATCCATCTGAGAAGAATAAGACGGTACGCCACGCAATTATTACCGGAGAGACTGGGGAATATGGTGGTTGGCAGAAAGATTCCAAAATGAAGCTTAATCATCGATGGCTGAAGCTGTTCGGTGGGTATGAGAACGAAAACGAGGGATGTGATTATCAGAAGCCTGATTTCTTGGTATCGTCCAAGTGCTGTTATTACCTCAAAGAAAAGAACTGTGATGACTGGGGAAAAGAGCATAACAGTGTACCGTATTTAGGGCTGATGGCATCCGAGGGCGGCAGACGTGCCAAGAGCCTGCGGATGAACGGCTGCAACTACTTCGGAGCATCCACAATCAGATCAGCGCCGTTTGCTATTTTCCACCGGCAGGATATTCTGTCCCTGGCACTTGAGATGGACGAGAAGTGGCGGAATGGTTGGAAAGATGAATTCCATGATCAGCTGTTGCAAGAGGGAAGAATCACAGAGAATTTTGTGATGCCGGAGTCGTTGATCCCTGAGATATATGGGACCATTGAGAAGAAACCGGACGGAACTCTGTATACCACCAAAGCGCAGAGAACTGGCTGCAGCATGTGCGGATTTGGGATCCACATGGAAAAGAGACCTCACAGATTTGATTTGCTGTATGAAAGCAATCCAAAGGAATGGGATTATCTGATGTTCCATATGTGTAAGGACGCAGAAGACAATGACTATGGCTGGGCGAAGGTACTGGAATATATTGGTGTTGGATGGGATCCGTCAACCATAGGCGGTAACTGCAAAGGGCAAATGAGCATAGATGATTTTCTCAGAGAATAAGCGCATGGCAGCTTAACGCTGCCAAGGCCACCATACAGGACGAAACTGATCCGATAAATTATGGACATATATTACCAGATCAACGTATTGAGGAAATACAACGGAACAAAAGCAGAATGCAAACTCATTAGGAAAAATTTCTGACACTGCATTAAGAGCAAGAGACAGAAGCACTAATGAACTTACTAAAAATTTAGATTTAACCATTTTTAACATAGACATGTCTCCTTTACAAATATATGTTTTGAAATTTTATACCATTATTATGTCAGATTTGTAGCTACAAAAGATATTTCTGCATGGAAATTCAATTTTAAGCAAGAAAGGAGCCGAACCTCCGGCCGGGGTAACGCTATAGCAGGTTCCTTTTGAAAAAGTGACTTACAGAGAGTTTTTAGAATCAAAAATAGAACTGGCGCAGGACAGCGGATTTGTTGTGGATCCTGCAAAGATCAATAAAGCATTGAAACCACACCAGCGGGACGCTGTGATGTGGGCACTGAAAGGCGGTAGACGGGCACTTTTTGAATCTTTCGGTCTGGGTAAGACCATACAGGAAATTGAATTCTGCCATCAGGCAGCAGATCACTGTGGCGGTAGAGCACTGATCGTGCTGCCACTGGGAGTAAAGCAGGAGTTCACACGGGATGCTGTGGAAATCCTTGGCTATGAGAAGCCGGAGTACTGCCGGACGATGGAAGAAGTGGAACAGAGCGCAAGCCAGATCGTATTGACCAATTATGAACGTGTCCGGGATGGAGACATCCGGCCGGAATACTTCGCAGCAACGTCACTTGATGAAGCCAGCGTTCTCCGGTCTTTCGGAAGCAAGACCTATCAGACGTTCCTTGACAAATTTAAGCACGTACCATATAAGCTGGTAGCCACGGCCACACCGTCACCGAACAAATACAAGGAGCTGATCCATTACGCTGGGTACCTGGAGGTAATGGATACTGGGCAGGCCCTTACAAGATTCTTCCAGCGTGACAGCACCAAGGCGAATAACCTGACACTTTACCCGAACATGGAAGATGAGTTCTGGATGTGGGTAAGCAGCTGGGCATTGTTTATTACAAAACCTTCTGATCTCAACCCGGAGTATTCCGATGAAGGCTACGATCTGCCGGAACTGGATGTGCGGTGGCATGAACTGCCGGTACATTACGGGGATACGGCGGACAGGGATGGCCAGATGCAGTTATTCCAGGAGGCGGCGGAAGGATTGAAAGAAGCAGCTGCCGTAAAGCGTGATAGCATCGGGACGAGGGTAGCAAAGATGCAGGAGATTGTAAATGATTCCCAAGATGATCATTTTCTGCTGTGGCATGATCTGGAAAGCGAGCGCGCGGCAATTCTGAAAGCAATTCCCGGTGTGGTAGATATCTACGGATCTATGGACTACGATCTCCGGGAGCAGAGAGTGATTGATTTCTCCAATGGTAAGAGCCGGCTGTTTGCTACCAAGAAATCATTATCCGGATCCGGATGTAACTTTCAGAGGTACTGTCACCGGGAGATATTTCTGGGGATTGATTATGAGTTTAACGACTTCATCCAGGCAATACACCGGTGCTACCGGTTCCTGCAGAAGGATCGTGTGGTAATCGACATTATTTACATGGAGAATGAGCGGCAGATCAGGGAAGCACTGGAAGAAAAATGGAAGAATCATAATCACATGGTTGCAAAGATGATAGAGATCGTAAAAAAGTATGGACTTAATTCTGCAAATAAAGCGGAACGATTGGAAAGGAAGATGGGCGTGGAAGGCAGCAGAGAAGAAAGAACGGTAAGAGGAAATCATTACGAAGCGGTATATGGTGACTGCGTGGAAGAAACAAGGGCAATGGAAAGCAACAGTATTGACCTGATACATACGTCTATTCCCTTCGGCAACCACTACGAATACAGCGCCAATTATAACGACTTCGGGCATAATCAGGATACAGATCGGTTTTTTGAACAGATGGACTTTTTGACACCGGAACTGCTCCGGGTGCTTCGACCCGGCAGGGTGGCAGCTATCCACGTAAAGGACCGCGTGCTGTTCGGAAATGCGACTGGAACCGGAATGCCGACCATAGAGCCGTTCCATGCGCTGTGTATCGCACATTACATGAAACATGGATTCCAGTATTTCGGCATGATCACGGTAGTGACGGATGTGGTGAGGGAGAATAATCAGACCTACCGCCTGGGATGGACGGAACAATGTAAAGACGGATCAAAGATGGGCGTGGGATGTCCGGAATATATCCTGCTTTTCCGCAAGCTGCCAACGGACAGATCCACGGCATACGCCGATGAACCTGTCAAAAAGTCGAAAGAGGATTATACCCGCGCCCAGTGGCAGATCGACGCACACGGATACTGGAGATCATCGGGGGATCGGTTGATCAGCAAGGAAGAGCTGGAAAGCATATCGGTAGATAACCTGCAGGCGGTGTACCGGGAATACAGCAGGGAGCATATTTACAGCTATGAGGAACATGTAGAACTGGCAAAGAAGCTGGATGAAAATGGGAAACTACCGGCTACCTTCATGGTAGTTGCACCGGGATCCTGGAATCAGATGGAAGTGTGGGATGACATCAACCGGATGCGTACCCTTAACACCACGCAGAGTCGCAGGCGGGCACAGATGCACGTATGTCCATTGCAACTGGATATCGTGGAGCGAATCATCAACAGATACAGTAATGAGGGCGATACGGTCTATGATCCGTTTGGTGGCTTGATGACAGTACCCATGACAGCGGTGAAGATGCACCGGTACGGTAAAGGCTGTGAGCTGAATCCAGATTATTTCAGGGATGGTGTGGGGTACCTGCAGGCAGCGGAGAATGAGGTGGACGAGCCTACATTGTTTGATTTTATGCCGGAGGTGATGGCATGAAAGAATCATGGAAAGATATACCTGGATATGATGGAAAATATCAGGCTGATATGGAAGGGAATATTCGTAGGATATATCAATCAGGGAAGACAAGGCTCATGACTCCGTATCACAAAAAAATGTCAGGAAGCCAGCGTTTGGTAGTAAAAATGACACGGGATAAGAAAGCAAAGGAAGAGATACTGGTACAGATAATGGCAAAGACATTTCTGGGGAACCCTCTTCCTGGGCATGTCCCATACCATAAGAACGGATGTCAGGAAGATAATTACATACAGAATATTGCATATATCAGCCGGAGAGATCTTGGAAACCTAACCGGGAGGAATGCAAAAAGACAACCTGTTGCCAAGATAGATGCGTCCGGGGAAATCGTAGAAGTATATTCATCAGCAAGGGAATGTGCCAGAAAAAATTATATGAGTTATCAGACGATCATAGACAGATGCAATGGAAAATGTAAGAGTGCGTATGCCCCTGATGGGTATGCGTATGCTTGGGATGACAAGGAAGTGAGCATGAGAAACGCTATAAGAAAAATAGAGCGTGAAAATGGGTATATGCCAAAGTCAAGAAATGTGGATTTCGAGTTTTAGGAGGATATATGGGAAAGAGACATTTGACACCGGCAGAGATCAAAGAGCAGTGCAAGCGGATCGCCCGGGAAAGCCGTATGGCTGACCGGACACCCTGGACCGCTATGGGAATCATCTGCAGCTATGTGATCATGCGCCGGGAGGGATTCAAGGGGCAGCGGATTTCCCGACTGGCGAACAAGGTTAATGAGATGGAAGCGGACTGGTCCGCGGGCAAGATTGGTATGAAAGAGATTAGCCAGCGGCTGATGGATAAGGCTGGATGGTCCATTGAGTATAAAGCCTATACCGAGGATGACATCACCGCCCGGAAGGGGTCCTATCAGTACTGGCTTGATCAGAAGCAGATTGCACCGCAGAATACCATCAATGAGCAGGCCACAAGGTATATGCTGTTTTTCTTTACCTCTTTGATGGACGAGTATGGATTCGGCAAAGACCGGCTGACTAGGGTCGAAGAATACATGAATGAGCTGTTGCTGTCATACCAGCAGGACAAGACTACTGTCCGAGAATGGTCCCATGCGTTACTCACGGAAGCAGGAGTAATCATGGAGCCTCCGGTGGATCCGCTGACACAGACCGCAGGCAGCATCATGACCGGTTGATGAAATCCTGCGTAGGAAGTGAAATAGTAACTCAAAAATTGAGTTAAAAATGAAAAATTTAATTAAAAATTTGAGTTTCTATTTGAGTTGTTTTAAATAAGTTAAATTAGGACTGGAGGAGAGGTAATGTATCGAGATGATAGATGGGAAAAAGGAATGTATGCAGATGACTTGGTAAAGTTCCGCTGCAGCTCATGCGGTGATGAATTTATAGCGGGGAGAACAGCGGTAGAAAAAGCAAATACTAAAGGTCATAACATATGCTGTCCGTATTGTGGCAGCAGGTATCCGGAAGAGCGGGTAAGCACCGATGGAGAGGACATGGAATTTTTGTCAGACGCAATGGGATGCTTGGCAATATACGTAGGTGACGAAGATAAACTAACTTAGGATTTAGCAAAGGAGCGGAATATGGGAAAAATTAAAGTGAGTGAGATTGAAATAATTGTCACTGGAAAAAAAGAAAAACCTTATTTTGAAATAAAATATAGAGAAGTTGGAAAGCGACATTACAATATTGGTTTCAGTTCATACAACCTGGATTATGTCTTCGACTGGAAAGAAAAGAGTTTCGAGGTGATTAAGCCAAAAAAGAATATCTTTAGAAAATTATTTAGGATCTAGTGGAGGTAGAAAAAATGAATGATGAAATGAAAAAAGGAATGTTACTGGCATATCAGTCAGTAAAAGAGGAAATGGATACTATAAAGGCAGAGTTGAAAAGAAAAGGAATTGAAGAAAATAAAGGTTTTTCTACTCTGAAAGGATTTATTGAGGATAATATTAGGCAGTTAAACTGAAATATTAGGATTTAACGGAGGAGTGTAGTTTGAAAAAACAATGCAATGGAACCGTTGATGAATGTTTAGAATGTGGAAAATATTATGCTTCACACTCTGCTCATTACGAAAAAGTAAAAAATGTATTAAGAGAAGTAATCACAATAGATTGTTGCTACGGCACAAGTGGAACGTTTGATGCAAATACAAGAGAAAGAATTGAATCGTATTAGGATTTAGTGTATTAGAAAGTAGGTAAAAAGATGTTTAATACTTATAGTCCAACACAAAAAGTAAATGTAAATGCGGTTAGCGGAACATTGTCAAAAACCTGTAAAGATAGCTATTTTCAGTGTTGTCAAAGAGGAAGTAGAAAATTTGATGACATTGTAAATAAAAGAGATGTTGTTATATTGCAGGCAATGATTATGTCCAATGAGTATGTGATGTTTGAAGTTATTTCGCAAAAAGATTTTGAAAAAAATAGCTGAAAATTAGGATTCAGAAAAGGAGTTAATCGAGAAATGTGGTCACATGATGAACAGAAAGAAATAAATGACAGCTACGCTGTTATGGCAAGAATAACGTGTAAATATTGCGGAGCAATAGTACACAAATATGTGGAGAGCCATTATACAGGCGGTTCCAAGTGTGTGATATTGGCAAAGTACTGTAGATTTTGCGGTAATGCTCTTAGGATTTAGCGGAGGTAGCGGAAATGTGTGATCTTAAGTGGGTAGAAGTTGATCCAGAACAGAATGACTGGGAAATACAATATGATTTAGTTGCCTATGATGGTAATGTCACCATAGGCAGTATCGTGTACTGTGGATCAGAAATAGGCTGGCAGTCGGTTATAGAGGGACATATGGATTATTTGGCAGCAGAAACACTGGCAGAAGCCAAGGATGAAATGATTTGTGCATTGGAAAATCATTGCGATGATCAAATAAACTATTATAAGGATCTGCAAGAAAGCATTGATGATTTGAACTGAAAATGAGGTAGAAATAATGGATGCAAAGAGAAAAACAATACCAAAAAGCATTAGAATGACAGTATACCAGAAGTGCAACGGTCATTGTGCTTATTGCGGAAGCAAGTTGGAATACAAGGATATGCAGGTTGATCATGTGGTACCGCTGAATGGGTGGAGCGAACAGGGGACAGACACGGTTGACAATATGCTCCCGGCCTGCCGAAGCTGCAATCATTATAAAAGCAGATCTACGCTGGAAGGTTTCCGAAAAATGGTTACCGCTATGCCTGATACTTTAATGCGTGATAGCAATACATACAAAAATGCTGTGAGGTTTGGGCTGGTGATACCGAATAAAAAGCCGGTTGTATTTTACTTTGAGAAAGCTGCGGAGGACTGTTATGGACAATGAGATTATTTCCTTTAATCTGGCAAGGATCGAAAGAGGAAGAGAAAAACTGTGCAAATGTGATCCACCTCATTACGAGGTCGATACGGTAAAACAGGATCGTAAGTTGTCAGGATTGCGGTGCTACAGTAGACGCTTTTGATGCTCTGCTTACGCTGGCGAGGCGGTATGAGTTGCTGGAGGATGCACAGCGGAAAATGCTATCTAAAGCCAAGCTATACGGAGCAATGGCAGATGCGGAATTCGAGCGGATGCGGAGGAATAAAACATTCCGGGACATGGACGAAAATCGCAGAAAAGGTTTATATCCTACATGTCCTACATGTCCTAAATGTTCGGAAGTGATTGATCCGGTAGATATCCGGCACTGGACAGCGCATCTGGAGTGACCTGAAAAGTTAGTGAAGGAGTGATAGAAAAAGAGTAATAAGTATCATACACAATTTTAGAGCCAACTGCAGAGGAGCCTGCAATCGATGCCAATAAAACAGCGGTAGACCATCCGACCAAAGATAGCATCTACCGCTCACTGCTTAAGGACATCATATCACACGGATGTTTCTTAGGCAACGAGAAAATGAGGTGCGCATATGACTAAAAATGATTTAATCAACGACGTAGCCTATGAATTACGTGACAGCATGACCAAAGAACAGATCGACCGGATGAAGATTACGCTTTACGTAAAATTGCAGGACTTTGAACTGGCAGAGATCAAACAGCTGCCAATGACCATTGAGCATGACAATGAGTGGTTAATGCAGAGATACTGTGTGGATATGGTGGCAGCAGGACTCCATGCCGGCACGATCAAGAACTACATCGGGATCATCCGCAAGTTTTTTGACTTTGTGAACAAAAATTATAAATATGTGACAGCGCAGGATATCACAGATTATCTTGCTATTAGATCCTATCGTGATCACATCAGCCACAATTATAAATCCACAATATACCGGTACTTATGCACATTCTTTTCCTGGGCATTTAAAAAGAGGCATATCCAGGATAATATCATTGATGGCGTTGATCGTGTTAAGCAGGTGAAAAAGAAGAAGGTACGATTGACAGATGAGGAAGTTGAAACTATCCGTTATGCATTGCAGACACCAAAAGAAAAAGCCTTGTTTGAGCTGATGATTTGCACTGGAATGCGAGTAGGCGAGATCTCCGCTTTGAATGTGTCAGATATTGATTTAGTGCACAGGCAGGTATCAATCTATGCCGAGAAGACGGATACCTACCGCACCGGAATGCTCACACCGGTAGCTGTGATGGCACTTAGAAATTATATCGGGGACAGGCCCGGAACGGATCCGTTATTTTTGGCAGACAGAGCACCGTATAACCGGATGCGCACCTACGGAGTTGAAAAGCTGGCTAAAGAAATGGCTCTGCGTGGAGGAGTAACCAGGATAACAGCAACCGTGCATGTGTATCGCAAGACCTTTGCGAGTGTGCTTTACCGCAAGACAGGAGATGTATTGCTGGTAAGTAAATTACTGGGACATGCAAAGCCGGACATGACAGTCCAGTATTACCTGATAGATGACATCGAAGAGATGCAGCACAAATACAATAGAGTAGCATAGGAGAATTGATGGAACCTAAAAAAGAGATCTACAATGATGCATGGTTTTTATATAAAAAATATTTGAATGGTGACGGATCGGATGAATACTGGGAATGCCTCAACAACGATGCAAACCGCATCATAGAAAAGCATAATAAAGATCCGTTTGCCCGCAGCCTTGTCATGGCTGTAATAGATGAGATTGAGAGGAGCAGAAAACAATAATGGACATCAAACAGAAAAGAGCATATTTGAAAAGTTATCAGAATATCCAAAATCGAATAGTTGGTCTGACCCATGAGCTGGAGAAATGGAAGACTCTGGGGGAAAAGGTGAATAATGCAATGGGAACTGGCGGAGGATCCGGAAAGCCATCAAATAGTAAGGTGGAAAAATCTGCAGTAAATACCACGGATATTTTGAAAAAGATTCAGTTTGAGATAAACGCGGCAGAAAATGAGCGACAGAATGTGCTTGATGCTATCAACAAAGGCAAAAAACTGCGGCAACGTGAGATCCTGCGGATGCACTTTGTAAATGGTATGAGTGTTGCCAAAATAGCGCGGAGATTGGGGAAAGAAGAAAAGACGGTCAGCAATGCCATTACAAATGCTCTCCGGGATCTGGACATATAGCAAAAAGGCAGCCTGTAAAGACTGCCTAGTGTTCCCATTTGGGTTTTTCTATGTTCATTTCTGCAATGATGCCGGGGTGGCTTTTTATGTATGCCTTATAGTCTGTTATGGCTTTGTGCCGTTCCTGCCCGGTGTATTTGGTCGAGGATGTTTGCACCTCTGAACCATCCAACATATTACGGGAGTAGGTAACCAGGAAATAATATACCTTGTTCTCATAATACCGCCGTTCACGCTTTAGCCTGACGACTGGTTGAGTGGGAGCGGTTGCAAGATAGTTGTAACGCTCTGCAAGGGCGATCCTGTACGCTTTCAGTTGCTCTATTTTGCGTTCAAATTCCTTTATTGCATCAACTGCCTTGTTGTCATAATAAAGCACCTTGTCAAGCTCATTAAGGGCATCCGGATGGATCATATAGATTGACATTCTCACATCACTTTCGGTTGATGGATTGCCGTATTTCATAAACAGATCCTGGAGATCTTTTTCCTGCGTGGGGGTCATTGCTTTTCTCACTTTCTGCCGGTTTAATGGGTTGCCGGCTCCCAGTAGAATGTTATTGTGCAATGGGTAGAATGTAATCAGGCGCAGAGAGAAAACCGCCTGCATTCAAGATGCTTTGCAAGGCTTTCTTTCCGCCTGCCGGGGAATAAGGAGTTTTTCCATCCAAGGAAATAAATCCTTTTCCATCCTCATAGAGTGCGAATCCGGTAGTTGAATAGATACCGATTTCGTCTCTGAATTTGTAATTTCTAAGATTTTTAATAACCATCATGTTGATTACCTCACTTTCTTTTTGTGGTGGGGCGGTGGTGTTCCGCCCCTTATGTATTTATGCTGTGATCTGCTCCGGTTCAGATGTCCGGGTTGCGTATCTCTCGGATCCGTACATGCTGCGGATGTCCTGCATTGACTTTGATTTCTTGCTGTGCTTGTGATATTCGCCCTCGTGATAATACCAGGCCTGCTTGTTAGAGGAGTACTTAAAGCCGAGGCTCTTAAGTGTATCCTTATGCTCTTTGGTGTTGCCGGTGATCCACAACCAGGATCCGCAAAGCTCAATCATAAGTCCGGAGAGGTGCAGCAGCTGGTTAATTAGGTCTGCGTATTCGGTGGCGGTCTGCTGAGATTCTTTCTCGTAGGTCTCGCCGTTTGCGTTCTGGTGGATGTTCTTCAGGCGGTTATATGCTTCCTCGTACTGTCTGGACATCTCCTGGAACTCTGCGGTTGTATCTCTTCCGGGGTTGCAGTCCGGATGAAGGTCTCTTGCGTATTTCTTATAAAGCTGCTTTACATCTTCACAGGTTTTGCAATTTTCAAAATATCTCATTGTTGTATCCTCACTTTCGTTTTATGCTTGTACTGTTCTATAACCTACTAAAAAGATTTCGTTGCCGTACCAGTTCTGTATCTTTGCTTTTTTCTCTTCACTGCGCTTTTCGTTAAAGCGTCCGGCGTGTTGTACTTCTACATACTTGACAACCTTTTCGGTTCTTCCGGTAATGAGAAAAGTTAAACCGCTATCGTAATATGATGAATTAACTTCAAATCTTTTCATGTTGTGTACCTCGCTTTCATGTGCTCCGCTTCGGTGCGGTTCGTTTGTTGTTGAGCTAATTGTATTGCATGACGCCATGCAAAGTCAACAGGCAAATTTCACAAAGACGTCATGCAAATATTGTGCACTTTGTACATGGCACCATGCAAAAATAACGGGTATAATACAATAAAAGGAGGTATATTATGGCTTACGTAGGATATAACGAGAGTAAAAAGAAATGTAATGAAAAGTACTTAGCAAAATTCGCAAGACCAACGATCAGGATGACAGAGGAAGAGAAAAAAATAATAGAAAAGGCTGCTATCAGTGCAGGAAAGTCATTTAATCGTTATATGATCGACTGCGCACTGGAAAAAGCAAAGTAGAAAGGAAAAATATGGTAGAAAATGTATCGTACAAAAGATGTACATGTGACATGTGCAGAAAAGAGCAGAATATACCTACAACGTCAAATCTGCCAGAAGGATGGCAACATATTAAAATTTACGAAGAGTGTGATATATGCGAAGAATGCTATAGCAAGATGATACGCTTGATCCCGAGATAGCATATTTTTATAAAAAATACCCAAAAGTGTGACAAATGTCACAAAAACGGGGTTGAATCGGGAAAACAACCTGTTGTATAGTATATAATATAAATACGTGTCAAGAAGCCGATATCAGTAATTCACTGGTACCGGCTTTTATAATACCAGGAAGGAGGTAAATATCAATGGGTAGACCTAGAAAAATTAGCAGTCCTGAACAAATGGAGCAGTTATGGGAAGAGTATAAATCTTACTGTGACAATGTAGAGGTTAACCAAACATCATTCTCCGGTAAAGAGAGCAAGTTTGTCACTGAAAAGGTTAAAAAGTCTATCACTTACACCTTAGAAGGCTTTTGTGTATATATTGGCATGGCAAGATGTAGATTCTATGATACTTATGACAGTGATGAGAATTATAGAGACATAGTAATGCGCATACGCGAAGAATCCGAGAATGATGTCCGTAGAAAGTTTGAAACCGGCTGTATACCTTCTCAGTTATCCGGGTTATGGATGTCCAGGTATGACGGTTATAACCCTAAGCAGCAGATAGATGTTAATGCTACGATCTCCGAAGGGGATAAAAAGCTACTGGATCAGGTATCTAAGAGACTTGGAGAGAGCAAGTAAATTGTACCGGATCATAACACAATTAGCTGGTAAATGAGCATAAAAGAGGATCCCGGAATTGTGTGTAAATGGCAACAATTCAAGAATCCAGTATTTATGCGGTTTATCAGCTTTTTGATATCGTTCAACTATGCGCAAAATTAATCATTCACGCATAGTTGCTGGTAATTGTCTTATTGTCCCAGTAAATAGCAACAATAGCAGATACAGCTGTTACCTGATCCGGATCGCCCAGACTGTTCTGTTCTGTGCTGTGTATGATCCTGCTGATCTATATATTTCCTCTGCCAGGGATCAGCCCTCCGGGCTGCCACCGTACATCCTAGGGCGGATAGGTCCCCCGGTACCCCGCGATACCCGGGCCCTGTGATCTAGGTACCATATGTCCAACAGAAAATTATATTATATTTTCAGATTTGGAGTGTCAATGACTTTACAGGAAATACGACAAAATCAAATTGAATATTGCAGAGAGCATATCGAGTATTTCATCGACACATATGGTCATATCGAGGATAAAGATGCCGAGGAGATCATACAGCCGTTTCATATGTGGGATGCGCAGAGAGAGGCGTTAAGGAGCATTGCAACACATAAGCTGAATGTTATCCTAAAGGCACGACAGCTGGGTTTCTCATGGCTTGTACTGCATTACGCGGCACATCTGCTTGTTACGATGGAAGGCCGTACATGTATCGCACTGTCTCAGAAAGAGGATGATGCGAAGGAACTTGTGCGAAGATTCGGCGTTATTTTGAAGAATATGCCGGAACTCATTGCAGAGGATAGCGATAAGCCAACCGGATGGAGCGGTGCCACATATACACAGACTGCATTAAGAATTGAGATCACTTTTCCAAGTGGTCTCGTTTCAGTTTTCAATGGAATGCCGAGTGCGCCTGGTGCGGGTCGTTCATTTACCGCCAACCTTATCATTTTGGATGAATGGGCGTTCCAGCAATATGCAGAGCAGATATGGACCGCTGGATATCCTACCATTAACCGTCCTACTGGTGGACAGGTTATCGGATTATCTACTATTGACAGAGGATCCTTTTTCGAGGAAGTATTTACGAATCCGGATAATGGGTTCAATAAGATATTCATTCCGTGGTACGCAGACCCCCGCCGTGATGACAACTGGTATTCAGAAACCAAAAAGGCAATGGGTGAGCTTATGACACAGGAGTATCCTGCTACTGTTGAGGAAGCACTTACTGTTCCTGGTGGTTCATACTTTCCCGAGGTGAATGAGCGTAATACTGTTTCCTATGAGGAACTGAAAGGGAATACCTTGAAGTATGTTGCTATTGACTATGGCCTTGATATGTTTGCTGCACATTGGGTGAGAGTTGATTCTTTCGGAAATGCACAGGTGTATCGGGAATATGATAAATCCGGTCTGACTATTTCAGAAGCTGCAGGAACTCTTCTCAGTATGTGTGAGGAAGAGACCATAGAAGCATTCCTGGCACCGCCAGATTTGTGGAATCGATCACAGGAGACTGGTAAGAGCCGTGCACAGATCTGGTCTGAATGTGGTGTTGACCTCACCAAAACATCGAATGACTTTGCTGCCGGATGCTCCGGTATGAAAGAGTGGTTGAAACCTCAGGGAGAGGATAAGAAATCGAAGCTTACTATCCTTGATGGATGTGCACCGAATCTGTACCGGTGCTTAAAAAAGATACAGAAGGACAAAAAAAGACCGAATGTGTATGCCAAAGATCCGCATGACTTGACCCATGATCCTGATAGTCTGCGGTATTTTTGTGTCTGGTGGACAATCCCGGCGGACAGTCCGGAGGAAATCGACCGAAGACGTAATAACTGGCGGCCTGATCTGTTGGAGGACTATGAGACTGCCGACGATGAGATCAGGGCAATGATGGTTAAAAAGTATGGAGAGCCATATTATGAGGATGTTTAGGAAGATGAAAAACATGATTATGAATCCGAAACAGGCAAAAAAACTGAGTGAGTGGAAGAAAAAGTACACCGAAGCAAAGGATAAATACAGTGATGAACTGAATAATATCCGTGAATATCAGGCATTGTACGACGGTGACAGAAGAGTAAACGTAAATCCAAACAAGGGTAACGGAAAATCAAGTAAGCAGTCAATCAATGTACGTAATATTGTTTATGAATTGATTGAAACGCAGGTTGATTCTTCAATTCCCATGCCGAAAGTCACTCCTATCCATGAAGAGGACGAAGAACTTGCCAAGATTATTGAACTTGCTCTTCAGAATGAAATTCAGCTGATGAATTTTAGCCTCATTAACGATGAGGAAGAGCGTACCGTCCCCATACAGGGCGGTGATTTCATGCACGTTGAATGGGATAACGCAAAAGGCTTTCATTGCACTGTCGGCGGTGTGAGCGTGTCAGAACGGCATCCAAGAAACGTGATCCCTCAGCCTGGTATAACAAGCATTGAGGAAATGGATTACATCTTTGTACTGGTGCCGCAGACCAAAGAATTTGTAAAGAAAAAATATAATGTGGATGTTTCCGCGGCATCTGATACAGAAATCGATCTGAAGCAGGATACGAAGCGTGATGATAACAGCGATATCGTTACTGTTATTAAATGCTACTACCGTAATAAAAACGGATGTATCGGACTGTTTACGTGGTGTGAAGAGTATGTTTTGGAGGACTACGAGGATTATCAGGCAAGACGGTTGGAGAGATGCACTAAATGCGGCAGGGTAAAGACCGGAGACGTATGCGAATGTGGATCCAAGAGCTTTGAGGAACGAACGGAAGAGTACGAGGAATTGTTAGAAGACATTACCACGAAGAATGGCACAATCATTCCCGCAATATCAGGATATGAGGATGTGGACATGCGGGATGAAGACGGAAATCCGGTATATGACGAGTTCGGACAGCTGATGCAGGAGAGAAGGGAAGTCAGAACCAAGATTCCGTATTATAAGCCGGATCAGATCCCTATTGTGCTCAGGAAAAATGTTTCCCGCGCAGGAAAGCTTCTCGGATTTTCGGATGCGGCAGTTATCTCTGATCAACAGGATGCTATAAAAAAATTGGGATCAAAATTGCAGGAGAAAATCCTTAAAGGTGGTTCTATTGTAATTCTTCCCAAAAACTCCAAAATTCAGACTACTGATGAGGAACTTAAGGTTGTACGCGTGAACAATGCGCAGGAAGCATCCCTTATCAGTGTGAAGAATATGCAGGCAGATATTTCCCTTGACAGAATCATGATTGCAGAAAATTATGACTGGGCTAAGTCCACGCTGGGAATCACGGATTCTTATCAGGGCAAATATGATGCATCTGCTGACAGTGGTACCGCAAAGCAATATGCAATCAATCAGGCAGCCGGTAGACTGGAATCTAAGCGTGTTATGAAGAAAACAGCGTATGCCAAGGTATATGAGCTTATGTTCAAACACATGCTTGCTTATGCGGATCAGCCGATTCCACTGAATAAGAAAAACAGCGATGGGACATATTCTTATGCCCATTTCAACCGGTATGATTTTTTAAAGCAGGATGCTGCCGGGGAATACTACTGGGATGATGAATTTATCATTACCACAGATCCTACATCAACGATTATGATGAATCGTGAAGCAATGTGGCAGCAGATTGACATGAAATTGCAATCCGGAGCATTTGGTCCCCTGGGAGAGGATAAAACTCTACTGGCATATTGGACGTTCATGGCAGAGAATGATTATCCGAATGCTTCCAAAATGAAAGAGATCATGGCACAGCGTGTACAGGAAGAAAATGCACAGATGGAAGCACAGAATGCAGCGTTAAGTGAACAGTCAGGAGGTGCTGGAAATGCAATGCCCATATTGTAAGATAGAAGCGGCAATAGCCTCATCAAAATATGTTTTGTCAACTGATTCTCCAAAATTATTTAATGAGCAGAAACTCTTTATTGAGCATGAGATGAAGTGTCGCAATCCGCAATGCAGTTATTACAATAAAATATTTGCAACCGTTAGGAATGAACTACCGGTATCCAAGGATTCTAAGGAAACTTAGGGTCCTTTTTTGATACAAAAATTTCGCATGTGAAAAGCGCAAAAATCACGGGAGGTAATCATGGATGAAATTTTAGAAGGCGCAAACGTACAGGAACTCGCCGACCCTGTTGTAACTGATAACCAGGTTGAGGAACCTGTTGTACCTGATGGAGATGCCGGAACTGCAGAACCGGAAACTACAGAACAAGTGCAGTCAGATGAAATCAACTCACAATTTGCTGCCGCCAGAAGAAAGGCAGAGGAAGCCTATAACCGTAAGATGTCCGGAATCAACAGTGAAGTAAAACGCTTATTCGGAAGCGTTGTGAACCCTGTTACCGGGAAAAACATCGAGACGATGGAAGACTACCTTCAGGCATGCGAACACCAGCAGAGAGAGACACTGAACCAGCAGCTCACAGAAAAAGGTATTGATCCTAATCTGATTGAGCAGATGGTAAACAATTCTCCTGCAATCAGACAGGCGCAGCAGATTCTCGAGAACAATCAGAGAGCAGAAGTGCAGAAACAGCTTGATGAAGACATTAAGGCGGTAACTGCTATGGCTCCTGAGATTAAGTCTCTGGAAGACTTGGAAAAGCATGCATCCTACGCTTCCGTACTGGAATATGTGAACAAAGGATTGAGACTGCCGGATGCTTTTAAACTGGCAAATTTTGACAGTATTTCTACTCGGCAGACAGCAGCTGCAAAGCAAGCAGCAATTAACCAGGCAAGGTCTAAAGGCCATCTGGAAACAACCACAAGTGTTTCTGATGGTTCCAACCTCGCTGATATTCCGGATAAAGAAATCTCCACATGGAGAGAGTATTTTCCCGGCTTAAGTGATGAAGAACTTAAGAAAAAATACAACCAAACTTTATAAGGAGGAATCAAAAATGTTTAGTTTTGTAAAAAGCGCAACAAACCCTAATTTCCCTATCATCAAACAGCTTCCAACTACCGCATCCACTACCTACAAGATCGGTGATGCACTGGTGCTGACTGATGGTGGATTGACACAGGCAACCGGAACCACCAAGCCTCAGTTTATCTGTGCTGAGAATTACGTAGCCCCCGCAAGCGGAATGAAAGATATTTCCGTGTACGAGATCGTAGACGGTCAGGAGTGGGAGACCACCTGTGCCGCAGATGCTTCTGATGTTAAGGCAGGCTCTAAAGTAACTATTCACACGGATGCTGCTCAGGTAACAGCAACTACCACCGGCGGCGTATTCATGCTGCTTTCTGCAGGCGGTGCCGTTGGAGCAAAGGTAGTAGGAAAATTAGGTAATTGTTAAATGATTTTACTGCTCAATGTGGATAACTTTCCTCTATATAAGGAGAGAAAATAGTTCAATTATCAGATTAGTTTACGAATTGATAAAAAGCAATGATTTTAGGCG